ATATGGTTGATATAAATTTATTTTTTTAAATCAAACTAATTTTAAATAATATTTTACAATCCATGATAAATAACGGATAGTTTTTTTAGATTTTGAATGTATTTCATTGTTTTAATGCGACTTTCTTCTGACATCATTTTAACGGGATTTCTTAATCTGTCAATTGCTTGAATAATTGTGTCAGAGTTGTCGGATTTACTAAGATCGTCAGAATAATCTTTTTCTATGAAAAAACTAATATCTCCGGTATCAATAATATCACTATACTTTGACACAACATAACTTTGCCAAATCTTAATAATCATTTTTGGATTTGCCTTTCTAATTAATGAAAAAGAATTTTTTGCGGACAAGATATCAACATCATCCGGAAAAACGCTACTTATATCATTTACAAATTCCATAAAATGGTCATTAAACGCAGATAATATCATAGAACTCTGTGAAGTCATATTAAATTATTTTATTATTATTTTTTTAAGTAAATTATTGTTCATAAATATAATTTTTAGGTTGCGTACATTAATCCACAATTTCCTCCAATAAAGGTTATTACATTTATTCTCTCTTCGAACAATGTCATATCAAAATTGTAGTCGTATATTCTCCAAGTTGGTTTGTTTATTCCGACTATAGTCCCTGTTGTCGGGTCACATATGGTTAATGTTTGTGCATTTGGATCCAACGATGGTATTATCGTGTTTATCTCCATCTCGATTAAATTAAACCGAGACATGTTAATAGCACCGGAAGGTTGCATATGCAAACTTGAATTGTCTACTCCGAAACTATAACAATATAAACCATCTTGAGCAGCACCGGTTGTTCTAGTGTATTTCTCAATCAAGTCATAAACTCCATAAGGTTGAGAGTTCTCTCTGTATGATCCATCTAATAAAAGTGCCATGTTTACTAATATATCTTTAATGTTATCTGTATTATAAATTCCGGTTATCATCCAACCTGTTATAGATCCATCGTTGTTAACACCAGGCCCTATGTAAGCATCAGTGGTTGATGGTGTAGATCCCGTATTATTTCGAGTAATGTGTAAATAGCCCGTTGTTGCAGTTGAAACGCTCGTTGGTGCATATGTTAGATCATTTGGTATATATTTATAAGGCCAATTAGAATAATTGGACCATTCATTTCTTAAGTTAATGTCGCTTCTTTGAAAATAAAACATATACGAAGATACCATTCCCAATGATTGAAGTTCTATTTTATTAGAGCCAGTAACGTTATAGAACGTATTTTCCCTAACTTGATTGAATATATACTTTTGTTCATTCAAAGCAAATACACGCGACTCTTCATTTGATAAAAAACAATACGTACAATTTAAATGTATATCGGCATTCCATAAGGTTCGCGTATCCGTGTAAGAACTTACGCCCAAGTGTATATCAGGCGGCGTTTGTAAAAACCTATAGAATTGCATGTAATACTGATTGAAATTTGGAGCTATATAAGGATAATTATTTGTTGAATCCAAAACGTCTCGAATTTGGAATAGTTCCTGTATAGGTCTCATTGTAATAGATACTTGGAGCTCATTATATTGCAAAGCAATCAATGGGAACGCCATTTGACTTTTCATATTAAACCACGAATTTAATGGGATATACAAGGTTCTTCCTCGAATAGATGGTTCCGATCCTGCTTGATTGGACGTATAATACGCATTTGGATAAGCATTTACACGCGCTCCGGCATTAGCAGGATCATTCATGTCAGGAATATTTCCTATCATTCGATTAAATAATTCCTTTTTGTGATTAGAAAAATCTCTCTGAACTGCTGATAAAAGATAAGAACCAGAAAATTCTTGCAAAGTTTGACTTCCACAAGTAATGCTTATTTTTTTAATCATTTGGGCCCCCAAGTTTTCTATCCAACGAAATTCGTATGGAACCCAAACGGAAGAATTGCTACTAGGATCTACTGGAGGAAATATAGGGCTCCAAATGTTCGGCATATCTACAGACAAATAACAATCCATTAATAAATCAGCATATCTTGGTATTTTAAAAACAAAGGTAGAGTCTTCATTTAATCGTAATGTTTTTGCTCCTTCAAAATCTACTCTAAATTTTTGCAATCCAAAATTAGTATATTTTGCATACGCTGCTTTAAAAAAAGTTTTTGATGGATTACCATTTAGAATAATATTAGGTTGTCCCTCTGATACAAGATTCATTAAGCCTCCGGGCATTGATATATTAAGTATATATTATTTAACTTTATATAGAATATTACGTAATTTTGTTTTTGTTTTTTCATTTTACTATTATAAAAAAAATAGTATATTATAATAGATATGTCAAGTAAAAGTTATTCCTCGGATTTTATTAATCAAACAATGAAAACAATTACATCGCTTAACGATAACTTTGCAGCTAATATAATACTAATGATGATAATTGTTATTGTTATTTTAGGTTTATGCTACTACTATTATATGTCTACATTACTTTCAAAGGAATGTACAGCTATGGACAATTTGTATTACCAAATAGATGGTAATATTAAATCTTTAAATCCAAAAGACGATAATTGCGGATATACTTTTAAGGATTATTACATTAAAACCGCATATAATGCATGCAGCGCCGGAACATACAGAAATGATTATGTTTCTATTTGCGCTTTAAAAGACGTTTTGAGACAAGGTGTTCGTGGTTTAGACTTTGAGATTTATTCTCTAAGTAATCAACCAGTTGTTGCTACATCCACTACGGACAATTATTATATTAAGGAGACATATAATTATGTGCCATTTGCAGATGTTATTAACACTATTAAAAACTACGCTTTTTCTAATAGCACATCACCTAACCCGAGAGACCCTATTATATTGCATTTAAGAATAAAGAGCAACAATCAAAGTATGTATCAAAATTTGGCAAATATATTCAAGTCTCAGGAACAATTATTTTTGGGCCCACAATATAGTTTTGAAAATAATAACCAAAACTTAGGAGATATACCCTTATTAAATCTAAGTGGAAAAATTATTGTAATAGTCGATAAATTTAACAATTCTTATATGGACAATAATGATTTTTATGAGTATGTTAATATGACAAGCAATTCAATATTTATGCGCGCATTAACTTATTACAACGTTAAAAATACACCTGATATAGTTGAATTACAAGAATATAATAAAAAGAATATGACTATTGCTATACCAGACACTGGTGCATCTCCTCCTAATCCTAGTGGATTATTGGTGAGAGAAAGTGGATGCCAAATGATTGCTCAAAGATTTCAGCTCGACGACGTTTATTTACAAGAGAATAATCAATTCTTCGATCAAGCTGGATACGCATTCGCATTAAAACCAGAAAACCTTCGTTATGTTCCCATCACTGTTCCAACCCCTCCCCCAGCAGATCCTGCTCTATCGTATCAATCTAGAAATGTTTCTAGCGATTATTACGCCTTTACTATCTAATTTATATTTTTTATAAAAAATTGATTTATAAAAAATAAGTATTTAATAATTTAACAAATACTATTTAAAGAATGGATCAACCACTTGAACTTATATGCGAAAATTCTGAATGCATTTTAACTATAAAAGAAAAATGCGACAAATGGGTTGAAGACCATATATTGAAGGAGGATATAACTCGCACAAAACCCGGGTCAATCACGCATTTATTATATGGAGAAAAACCTAGTGAACAATCTATTAACATAAAATTTGGACGCCTTGGAGAGTTTCTCTCGAAAGAATTGGTGAAATCAAACGGCGATACTGAATTATTAACTTGCGGAATTCAAAAAATTAACGAGAAAAATAAAGACGTCGACCTAATATTCAAAAGCGAAGAGAAAAAAATAATTTATTACAGAGAATTGAAAGGAAATATTGAACTTGACACCGAAAAATTGCCTGCTACAATAAATAAGTGCAAAGAAATAGAACTAGCTTTGCAGGCAACTTATCCTGATTATACTATAAATTGCGGCGTTTTAAATTGGAGCGTTTATAGTAGAAAAATATTGACAGCAGGGCTATCAAATATTAAAACATTTGAGGCGGCTGGAATAAAAATAGATCATATGGGAGATTTCTTTGAAATTATTGGGATTGTTTGGGACGAACCCGACTTTCGTTCATATTTTAGAAGTATAGGAGACAAGATAAGAGATCATTTTAATTAATTCTTAATAATTCTTAATAACTAAATGTTTTGTGTTTATTTCATCTCCAACTCGCCCTGCATATAATTTAAACTTGTATTTTTTTTCGTATTCGTCTACTATATAATCTTTATACAATTCCTCAATAAACTTTGTTTTACCTATTACCATAAGGCACTTAATTTTTGTTTCCTTGAATAAATTTGCCAGTTTCTTTTGCTCTTCTTTACCAAATTGGCAATAGCCATAATCCGTAAACTCACTATCATAAGGAGGATCTAAGAACATGAAATTATTTTCGTCATTATAATTTTCGAATACATATTCAAAGCTTTTGTTCAGAACTTCTGTTCTACTCAAGAGATCTTCGTATTCTTTGTTTTGAAGATCGCTAAAATTGATTGTTTTATATCTACCAAATGGTATATTGAATTTTCCATTCTTATTATAGCGCAGCATTCCTCGAAAGCACGTTTTTCTTTGATAGTAAAATCGTTTTGCATTGTCCAGCGCGCCTTTGATTTCCATTTTATCTCTAATTTTATAGTAAGTTTCCTCGTCATTAGGCGAGGCTTTCATGAAGTCATATATGTCTTTCGCTTTTCCTTGTCCAATACTACGATAGAAATCCACTAATTCTGTATGAACGT